GAGCAACGCTATAAAGCGGCTCAAGATACGCCCCTGAAAGAGTTCAAGGTGTTGTGGGCCGTGATACCCCGGGGAGAACGCATTAAGGGATTGAAGAGTTTTCGACACATGCCTTTTGCCGCGTACTATGTGGACATTTCCGAGGAAAAAATATTGAACGAGGAAGGATTTGAAAGCCTTCCCGCAGTTGCCTATCGTTGCATATTGGATAGTGGTGAAGATTACGGTCGGGGTCCGGGAAGTAGTGCGCTCAAAGACGTGAAGATGGCAAACCAGATGTCCGAGACCAATATTGCGGCAGGCCAAAAGCTTTCAGATCCTCCGTGGGAGGCTCGGATTGAACGGCGAGGAATGATTGATCTACGTGCTGGTGGTGCAAACTGGGTGCCTACGGGCCACCAACTTGGAGAGATTCAAGGGCTTAACCTTGGTATTGAATTACCTTTTGCCGTGGATCAGTTGGACCGGATCGAGGAAAGAATCAAGAAACATTTCTTCTATGACTTTTTCTTGAGTCTTTTGCTGGCCGAGAAGCAAATGACGGCTTTTGAGGTCTCGCAGAAGATGGGCGAGAAAGCCACGGTGTTGGCCCCTATTGTTTACCGATTCATCGGCGAGGGTCTGGACGGTATGGTTGATCGTACAGCCCGAGTGGCTGGCAAAGCTGGCCGGCTTCCGAAGCCCCCGGACATTTTGTACGAGATGGGCGCAACGGATTTGGACATTGAATATCTTGGGCCGCTATACCAAGCCCAACGGATGTTGTTCAAAACCCATGGGATTATGAGTTTTCTTGAAACGGTTGGACAGGCCGCACAGTACTGGCCCGAGGCTGTTATGGACCGCATTAACGGTGACGAGCTCATAGAGGATTTGGCTGATGCCCACGGGCTGCCCGAAAAGGACGTGCGCAGCGACGAGGAAGTGAAACAGATGCGAGAGCAACGGGCGAACAGTTTGCTGGCCAAGTGGTAGCGTGTGACATTTTGATGCGTTGTCATTGGCTCGATGAAATCAATCCGGCAGATATGGCGGAAGCACATCATTACCGCAATTTTGCCAACTGGTTTTTAAAGAGATTGGGTATTATCCGCGAGGATAATGTAGTCAATATGATTCGCCATTTCATGGGACAGGATGAACCCGTGAAGAGAGAAAATCCAGAGAAGGAGCAAAAAAATGAATTATGACAACGCGGTAGCAGAAGTGATGCTTGAGTCTGACAAGCTTATCGACAAACTCGAGCTCGAGACCAGCATACCGAAGTCTGACAGAGATTTCCTTGCTGCGTACCAGGCTAAGCTTGTAGCCAACAAGAGCACAAACAAGTCTGAAGATGCTCGATTCTGCGACATTTTTAAGACTTGGATGATTCAGCGTCACAGAATTACAAAATAGTCGTTGATAACGGCTAAATCCACAGATAGGAGGATGGAAGTGGAAGGTAACGACCTGCACCTGAATCCATTTGGGTGCGTAGATTTACAGTGGTTCGCAGAAGGAGACCCGGCTCCTGGTTCCGGGGGAGAACCTGGTGGAGAACCCGGTGGAGAACCGGGAGGGCAGCCCCTTGGTGGTGGAGAGCCGCCTGAGACCCCACCCACAGATAAACCAGAGTGGTTTGGTACATGGGTGGCGCAAGCGCCGGACAAGTACAAAAAGGATGTGGCAAAAGTCAAGGATTTGCTACAGCACAAAAACATTGGCGAAGTGCTTGACCGTATGTATGCGGCAGAAGATAAAGCGCAGAATGTACCAGTACCGCCGGAGAAACCCGAGGGGTATGAGTTTGCAGAGGTAGAGTTTCCGGAAGAGCTACAAAAGGAGAATCTTGAGCAACACAAAACCGAACTCACCGCATATTTAGGTCAAAAAGCCCAGCAGACTAAAGCTTTGGCACACGAAATGGGATTGAGCAACGAGAATGCACAGAAATTGTATAATGTTCGTGTTTCGGATGTGTTTGAACAAATCAAGGCTGCGCAAGATGAATTTGAAAAGGTCAAGGCTGAGGGCGAGGAAGTCCTGAAGAAAGATTGGAAAGGCGATTTTGACGCAAACTCTGAGATTGCTAGACGAGCCATTGCAACCTTCGGAAAGGATGAACTCACGGCTATATTTGACGAGGCCGGCGTTTCCAACAAACCCGCCCTGATCAAAGCATTCTACGAGATTGGCAAGGCGATCGGCGAAGGTACCTTGGTACCTGGCGGTTCTACGCCAACTCCAAGTCCCGAAGACGAGAAGCGGGAAAAACTCAAAGAGCGGTATCCAAAAATGGCCGCAAGTAATCCGGAATTGTTTGAAGAACGCGAATCGCCTGGGTCCCAGTCTGTACCCGATCATCTCAAAGGTCGGTATCCAAGCATGGAGCAAGGATCGTGACCGGGGAAGACCTTGAGTTTATTGAAAAGATACAGCTTCCAGAGTACGAGGGATACGGTTGGATCAACGCCTGTAAGATCATCCGGGATTTGATTGCCGAGATTCGACGGCTCAACAAGAAAGTAGCTCAGATGGCAAGAGGGGACGTTTAATGCACATAGTGTTTTGTTTGCCTGGCCGAACTTACACAGAGGGGTTTTTCGAGAGTTGGAATAATCTACGATCAGCAATTGCCGAACATGGGGATATCCAAATATCTCTTGTGTTGGGGGGTCTTGCCAGCATCGTACACTTGCGTAACCAGATTGTAGCTCATGGGGTAGCGGATCCAAAACAGGATGCCAAGCCGTTCAACGGAATGCCCTACGATTATATGATGTGGATAGACAGCGACACCGTGTTTACTCCCGATGATTTTTTCAGATTGTTGGAAGCCGACAAAGATATCATAACTGGATTGGTCCCGGTGGATATGAGTGGAAGGGGCGCTCTGGGACAATTCAATAATTTTGATCTCCCCAAGTATCTCAATCTCCGGTGCGTTAAGGCAGAAGATCCTGTTTTCAAAGTGGATTTCTGTGGATTTGCATTTTTGCTGATCAAGCACGGAGTATTCGAAAGCATGTCCTATCCGTGGTTTTGGCCCGAGTGGTTCATGGCGGGCGACCGAATGGTGCGTCCCGGTGAAGATTTCGCTTGGTGTATACGAGCCAAGGAACTGGGTTGGCAAATTTGGGCTCATCCCGCTGTCAACTTAGGACATCAAAAACCAGTAATTATGCAGGTAGAGCGGAACGTTGTTCCCTCGCCTGCTTGAGTGTACCTGAAACAAAAACATAGCTTACCTGAAGCTCAGGAAGTTTGACCAAAGAGACCGGCAATAGCCGGTTTTTTTATTGGGAAGGCGTAAGTGGGCTTGATGGAAACCAGTGTAGTTGAAGACGGAAGCTCCAAATAAATATAAGGAGCGTAAGCTATGGCAGACGTTGACCTTGCAGGGAAAGTAACCCTGCTGGATCTGGCACAGGAAACATTGCCCGGCGGTGGGCGGTTTGTGGATGTTGCCAAGATCCTGACAAAAGTAGTGCCTCCCTTTCAAGATGCGCATTGGGAATCTGGTAACCAGACCGGTGGTCACTTGTTTGGGCGTGACGCCTACCTGCCTAACGGGGCAATGAGGGCTATCAACGACGGTATCGACGCGACTTCTGGCAAGACAGAGCAAGTCACAGAACCAATCTCTCTTTACCAGGACCGAGGTATTGTTGACGAAGAACTCGTTCGACTGGCTGATGCAGCTAAACCCGGTGGTGGAGTAGAGTTTCGGGCTCGAAAAGATGATCAGCATCTTCGGGGTGGTGGCGTATGGTTGGGAGATAAGTTTCTGTACGGAGTTCGTGCAGTGGCTACTCCCCGGGACATCGATGGATTTGCAACGCGTCGAGCGACAATTGCCGGCGGAAACATTGCCGACTGTGGGGACGCCACGGGAAGTAAAGTAACTTCGGCATATCTCATCAATTGGGGTCCGGACAAGGCGGCATTTCTGTATCCGCCCATGCATCAGCTGAAGATGGTGGAAGAAGTGGATATGGACAAGCAGCTTGTCACCGGTGCCAACGGCAAGCAGTTCTGGGCATATATCACCGAGTTCTATTTCCGTTTCGGAATCATGGTGATGGACGAACGGTACTACCAGCGGTTGGCGAACATCGGGACCGGTGCCTCTAACAAGATTGACATCGACATGCTGATCGAGCTGTATCACAACATGGATGATGCCCCCGGCGGAGCCGAGGGAGCGACTCTGTATGTCGGGAAAACCGGCTATATGCAGCTTGAGCAGGAATGCAAGAACCTAGGCGACCACATTCTGAAATGGGTAACCATAGACAACAAAGCTGATGTTTTGATGTTTAAGGGTAATGTTCCCGTGAAGAAGTGGTCTTCGATCAAAGACACCGAAGAAGTAGTGGTATAAGGAGGCTACACATGGATGCATATCTATATTTCACTGCTGATACCGGTGATGCGATCACAGCCTCAGCTTTGACATTCACCAAAACCCTGAAAGAGACTCAGATCACTGAGCTTGGAAAGGGTCATCAGAAGTTCATCGAGGTGTGGTCTGACGGTGGGTTTATCAGTGGCGCATCGACAACAAACATTCGATTGCTTACGGGGACTACCTCGCCTGGTGACACAGTACTGATGAATATCTTGACGGACGTATCTGGGGCTACTCTTTCCGTGGCTGGTCTCAAGGCTAAGATTCCTCTGCCCTCAGTGGGATTGAGTGATCATATCTCTCTTGATTCTACGGGTACGGAACTCACAGAGGGCGGGAAGATCATGGCTCGGATCGTGTTGGTGCCGTAATCTACACCGGAAAAGCAAAAACCAAGCCCTCTGGGTATCTATACCTGGAGGGCTTTCTTTTGGAGAGAAACAATGGGCGATGCAACAGCTTCTAAAGTTGGAATATTCAACCTGGCAGCGGTAAAGCTGGGTGAAAACATATATTTTACCGATCCCGACGAAGATGGGGCGAAAGATTTTGCGCAGGTCTGGAACGCAACATTAAACGAAGTTTTAGAGTTAGGCGAATGGAGATGTGCGCGGAAACGCGCTTCACTGGCCCGACTTGAAGATGCCCCGAAGTGGGGTTATTCCTACGAATATCAGTTGCCGAATGACTGTATCAAAGTTATTGAAACTAATTTTGGCGCAACATATCCGTGGGAAATCGAAGACGACAAAATTCTCACAGATGTACCAGGCGATGCCGACGAAAAAATCTATATCACCTACATTTACTATCTAAGCACTCCCACAAAGTTTAGCCCGCTTCTAGTCGATGCGATCGCTACACGGCTG